AAAAAAGAAGAGATGCAGGTGATTTATCTCCAACTATGCCAAAAAGACCAGGACAAGAATATGGATTTGGTTTTGGAGTAATGGCTAAAAAAGGAAAAATGGTAAAAGCTCGAGGCGGTGGATTAGCTAAGGGTGGTATGAAACCAACTAAACTTTATTAATGGCCGAAATCGAAAAAGCAATTGTAGAGGAGACTGAAACTCCTGATACAGAAGAGGTAGATATTGAGTTAGAATCAGATGATTCTGAACAAACTACTGTTGAAGAAGCTGTATCAGAAACTGAAGCCTTTTACTCTAATTTAGCAAATGACATGTCAGAGGATGTGCTTCAAAGAATGTCAAATAGATTGCTTGACGATTACAAAAAAGATAGAGTTTCAAGAAAAGATTGGGAGACTTCTTACACCAACAATTTAGATTTATTAGGTTTAAATCAAAGAGAGATGACGAGACCTTTCAGAGGTTCTGCTTCAGTCACTCATCCACTTTTATCTGAAGCTGTTACACAGTTTCAGGCACAAGCTTATAAAGAATTACTTCCCTCTCAAGGGCCAGTTAGAACTAGAGTTCTTGGAAGGGAAGATAATGAAAAAATAAATCAAGCTCAAAGAGTTCAAGATTTTATGAACTACATGATTACTGAAGAAATGGAAGAGTATACTCCAGAGTTTGATCAATTATTATTTTACTTAGCTTTAGCAGGTTCAGCATTTAAAAAAGTTTATTACGATGAAGTGATGCAAAGAGCTGTTTCTAAATTTGTTCCTGCAGAGGACTTAGTAGTTCCATACTATGCTACGGATTTAACAGATTGTGAAAGAATTACCCATGTAATTAAAATGGGAGAGAATGAAATTTTAAAAAAACAACAAGCAGGATTTTATAGAGACGTAGAATTAAAACCAACTTCAAAGGGTCCAACTGATATTGAAAAAAAATATCAAGAGTTAGAAGGAATAACACCCTCAGCTGATAAACAATATTCTTTTTCAATCTTAGAGATGCATGTAGATTGTAATTTGGAAGAGTTTGAAATGCAAAATTCAGAAAAACAAGTTAAAGTTCCTTACATAGTTACCATCGATGAAGGCTCTGGACAAATTTTAAGCATATATCGTAACTATGATATTGGTGATCCTTTAAAAAAAAGAAAAGAATATTTCGTACATTTTAAATTTTTACCAGGATTAGGGTTCTATGGCTTTGGATTAACACACATGATAGGTGGATTAAGCAGAACTGCTACACAATCTTTACGACAATTGCTTGATGCAGGTACATTATCAAACTTACCAGCAGGATTTAAGTCTAGAGGTATAAGAATTCGTGATGATGATCAACCTTTTCAACCAGGAGAGTTTAGGGATGTTGATGCACCAGGTGGAAATATTAAAGATCAATTCCAAATTTTACCATTTAAAGAGCCATCAGCCACATTATACCAACTTATGGGCTTTGTTGTTGATGCAGGGCAGAAGTTTGCTGCTATAACTAACATGGATGTTGGTAATGACATGCAAAATAGAGCTGTTGGAACAACCGTTTCACTTATGGAACGAGGTTCGAGGGTCATGAGTGCTATACACAAGAGATGTTACTACTCTATGAGAAGAGAATTTAGACTTTTATCAAAAATTTTTGCAACTTATCTACCACCAATCTACCCGTATTCAGTTTATGGAGCAGATCGAGCAGTAAAACAAACAGATTTTGATGACAGAGTAGATGTAATTCCAGTTGCCGACCCAAATATCATGAGTATGGCACAAAGAGTTACAATGGCGAACGAAAATTTAAAAATTGCGATGTCAAATCCCTTAATGCATAATTTAAGAGAAGCATATCGTAGAGTTTATGAAGCATTGGGGACTCAAGACATAGATCAATTGTTAATTCCACAAGAAAGACCAATACCAAAAGACCCTGCAACTGAAAATATGGATGCTATCATGATGAAACCATTAAAAGCTTTTCCAACACAAGACCATATGGCACATATTACTGCTCATAGAGCTTTTATGTCTACAAGAATGGTGCAAATAAACCCACAAGTATATGCAGCCTTGCAATCTCACATTTCAGAACACATTTCAATGTTAGCTCAAGGAGAAGTTGGTGCTCAAATTCAAAATGATCCTATGATGCAACAAATGTTACAATCGGATCCAGAGGGGGCACAAATAAAACTAGATTCAATGATAGCTAATAGAGTTGCAACTCTTACATTAGAACTTGCACAAAGTGAAAATTTAGGAAAACAAGACCCAATAGTAATGTTAAAGCAAAGAGAATTAGATCTTAAGGCTATGGATTTACAAAGAAAAGCAGATCAAGATATGATGGCAAATGAAATCAAAGAAAATGAAATAGATGAAAGATTAGAGATTGATAAAATGAAATTAGAAAATAATGAGGATCAAGCTGCAGAAAGAATTAGGATAGCTGATGAAAAATTAGACATCGCTAGAAAGAAAGTTAAAAAATGAGTTTCTTAATAAAAATTTTACAAAAAATTTTAAAATATGATGAGTTAGATTTAAGAGTAAGAAAACTTGAAAGAAAAAATTATTGGAGAGAAAAGTATCATGGCAGATCCTAAGACAGGCACTGGCAAAAAACCTAAAGGTACAGGTAGGAGATTATATACCGATGAGAATCCTAGAGATACTGTTAAAATTAAGTTTGCTACTCCTACTGATGCTCGTAAAACAGTTACAAAAGTTAAAAAGATATCTAAACCATTTGCGAGGAAGATACAAATATTAACAGTTGGAGAACAGAGAGCAAAAGTTATGGGTAAAACAGAAGTTGCTTCTATTTTTAGAAAAGGCAAAGAATCAATTAGAGCAGGGAGAAAAGTATAATGCCATTAACTGCAAAAGGTAAAAAATTAAAAGCTAAATTTAGAGAACAGTATGGAAAGAAAAAAGGGGACACAGTTTTTTACGCTATGGAAAATTCTGGAAAATTGAAAAAAGTTATCAAGGCTAGAGGAGGCAAAGATGCCTCTCAAGATAATTTTGGTGGGAGTTCAAAAAGTTCCTCATCAGGGGGACAAGGAAGAGATCCTTCAAAACAATATCAAACTAAAACCAATTTATCACAACAAGCAATAAAAGATTTAAAGGCACAAAGAAAAGGTGCTAGAGCTTCTATAACTCCAAGCACTACTTTAACAAATCAAGCTATTGCAGCTGGAATGAATCTTGTTTTCCCGTTATCTGGATATGCTTATAAAAATTATATTGATGAAAGAGCTATGGGTTTTCCACCACCTAAAAGAAAAAAAACATTAAATAATAATTTAAATAGAAAAGGGGATGAAAGGATTAGAAAAGTAAAACAACAAAAAATTTTACCAATAGAATCAACTAAACCAGTTGATGAAAGTTTAATAAAACCCAAAGATAATTTTTTTAATTTTGTTGCATATAAAGTAGGAGGACTTTCAGGTGGAGTCAGTTATGGTCCACCTCCAAAAAGAGGACCTAATCCTCAAGTACCTCCAATAAAAATGAAAAGAGGAGGACATAAATAATGTGGTTATCAGCACTGAAATTAGCTGCACAAGCAGGATCAAAAATTTATGCTAATAGGCAAAAAGCTAAAATGGCGATGTCTGAAGCTCAACTTTTACACGCAGAGAGACAAGCACGAGGAGAAGAACAATATCAGGGTAAATTGCTAGAGGCTCGACAGTCAGACTGGAAAGACGAGGCAGTTTTAATAATTCTAAGTTTGCCCGTAGCTATTTTAGCCTGGGCGGTTGTATCGGATGATCCGACTGCGATGGACAAAGTGAAATTATTCTTCGAAATGTTTTCGCAACTCCCGTCATGGTTTACAAATTTATGGATTCTTGTCGTAGCGAGTATTTATGGAATTAAAGGAACACAAATATTTAGAAACGGGGGAGGTAAAAAATGATTTGGAATTGGTTAAAAAATTTATTCACACCTAAAAGAATAAAAGATCCACATGAAGAATTATATGAACCTAGAGATTACACAGTAGAACAATTGCAAAAAATGACAAAAGGCGATTTAAAAAAACTACGAAGACAGGGTAAAATAAATTCTATTGCATATCCTTTTTATTGATATATAGATTTTGAATGAATTTAAAAAATGTTTTGATACAAGCATTAGAGGATAGATACAATGCAAAAATATCAGAGGCAGATGCTACAATTAAAATTTATTTAGAAAATAGTGTAGGGATTGGAGAACATCCACAACATCTTGATGAGATAGACAAATTATTACAATCAATAGTCGATTCTGAAGAAAAATTAAATGCATTACAATCATTTAAATTATGATTAAAGGTGATAGCACCGAATATGAACTTTTAGCAAAGTGGTGTTCTAAATTACAATTCTTTGAAGAACCAAAATCAGTTACTACTTGTGAAATAGGCATAAGGGAGGGTTTAGGATCAAAAATAATAATGCTCAGTATGAAAGAAAGAATTAAAAATACTCCATATGAACATATAGCAATAGATCCATATAATAATTTAAATTATCAACACTATGATGCAACGGAACCAGAAACTGCAGACTATACAGATAAAATGAGATTACAAATGCAAAAAGATTTTGCTGATGAAAAAAATTTTAATTTTTATCATGTTACAGATATTCAATTTATGAATATATTTCACACTCAAAATAAAATATTTGATTTAGTGCATTTTGATGGACCACATATGACTAGAGATATTTTAAGAGAAGCTATTTGGTTTGCTGATAAATCAAGAAAAGGCACAAGATTTGTTTTTGATGATACAAAATTTTTTGATATAGAAACTACAATAAAAGCACTAAGTTACTGGAATTTTGATATACATGAATCTGGAAATAATAAAATTTGTTTACAAAAAACTAAATAATGTTTGATTTTCATACAATAGAGGCAATAAAAAATAAAATTACAAAACAAATAGAGGATGTGAAAGAACATATTTGCTATGGGGTTGAAACTGAATCTCAATTAATGTATGCTCGAGGCAGACTCAGCGGATTAGAAACGCTGCTTCAGGATATTAAAAACCTGCATAAGGAGAATGACGATGGTACAATTGATTAAACCTAAACTTACAGATTTTGGTAATGACCAAAATAAAAAAGAAGAGGTAAAATCACAAATTCCAACAGATCCAAAAGGCATCAAAGAATATCTTGAAATCATACCAAACCCAGTAGGATACCGTATGCTTGTTAGGCCATGGTCTGGCAAAGCAAAAACTAAAGGCGGTGTAATATTAGCAGATGAAACCCAAGATAAAATTCAAATGACAACAGTTGTTGGATTAGTAGTTAAAATGGGTGAAACATGTTATTTAGATAAAGAAAGATTTCCTAATGGGCCTTGGTGTAAGGAAGGAGAATTTGTTGTTTATGGCAGATACTCTGGAAATAGATTTCAAACAAAATACGGTGAACATCGTATTTTAAACGATGATGAAATAATAGGAACTATAGGAAAACCAGAAGATATTCTCCATTTATTTTAAAAGGAGGATAAAATGGCAGAAGTAAAAGACTATAGTGCAGAAGCTCTATTAGCCAAAGAAAAAGAAGTTCCTTTAGATACTGATGACGTAAAAGAAGAAAACGTTGAGGTAAAAGAAGAAACTAAAAAAGAAGAACCTAATCTTAATTTAGGAGATGTAGATCTTGGTTATACAGATCATACCAAACCAACTGATAAAAAAGATGAGCCTAAAATTGAGATAACTGAAGATGAGAAAAAAGAAGTAGAAGTCAAAGAAGAAAAAAAAGAAGAAGAAAAACCAAACCTTCAAGATTCAAGAAGAGATTATCAAAAAAGAATCGATAAACTTGTCTTTCAAAAAAAAGAAGCAGAGAGAAGAGAAAAGGCTGCTCTTGAATTTGCAAAAGGTGTACAAAAAAAATTTGATACTAATCTTAAAAAGCTAGATACTACTGACGAACAGTATTTAAAAGAATTAGATGCTAGAGTAGATGCTCAAAGAGAACAGGTCAAAGTAGCTCTTCAACAAGCTATCGAGAAACAGGACGCTTCAAAAATGATGGAAGCTAATGATAAATTAACACAATTAGCTGTAGAAAAAGAAAAAGCTAGATTGGAGATTAATAATCGAGAAGAAAAAAAGAAACTTGAAGAAGAAAATAAACAACAAAAAAACGTACAAGCTGATACCTCAAACAGCGGAACATCAGAGTCAATGCCACAAATAACTCCAAAAGCTAAGAAGTGGGCTGAGGAGAACTCATGGTTTGGAACTGATGAAGTCATGACTAATGCTGCAATCACAATTCACAATAATATTTCTCAAGAGGGTATTGAAGTAGATAGTGATGAGTATTATAATGAAGTTAATTCAAGACTAAGGAAGTATTTTCCAGATAGTTTTGATGCTGATAAAGACGAGCCAAAAAAAGAGACTCCGAAACCCGTCCAAACGGTAGCCTCTGCTGGTCGAAGTCAACAAGGACGCAGAACTGTGAAACTCACCAAATCACAGGTAGCTATTGCTAAAAGATTAGGGGTGCCACTAGAGGAATACGCTAGATACGTGAAGGAGGATAAATAGTATGAGTACAATTAAGAGAACTTCACGGGAGTCAGATTCAAAAGCTTCAAAAGAAGCAAAGAAACTTTGGACTCCACCATCCAGTTTGGATGCTCCACCTGCTCCGAACGGGTACGCCCATAGATGGATACGTACATCCGTTCAAGGTTTTGAAGATACAGCTAATGTATCTAAAAAATTAAGGGAAGGTTGGGAATTTGTCAAAGCTGATCAAATTAAAGAAGAGATTGGTGAAAACAAATATCCTTTCTATACCGAAGGTAAATATCAGGGGTGTATTGGAATTGGAGGCCTTGTGTTGGCAAGGATACCGGAAGAGATATTAGTTGCCCGTGCTGAGTATTTTAATAAAATTACTCAAGACAGAATGAATGCCGTGGACAACGATCTTATGAAGGAACAACACCCGGATATGCCAATCAATATTGATAGGCAATCCAGAGTGACCTTTGGTGGTAGTCGCAAAAAATAATTTTGCAATTGCTACTGGGTCTTAAACAAACGTTAAAGGAGAACAAATAAATGGCAAACGTAAGTGAAAAGTTTGGTCTAAGACCTTACAGAAAACTAGACGGTACACCATTAGTTGGTGCTCAAAACAGATACACGATTGCTAGTGGTTATGGGACTGCAATTTTCCAAGGAGATTTGGTTGAACCAAAAGGAACTGGAAATATTGAAAAACATGGTGCTAACACATCAGATGCTGTTGTGGGCGTTTTTAACGGATGTTTCTATACAGATCCAACTACTCAAAAGCCAACTTTTAGCAATCACTATCCAGGTGGAATTGCAGCAAGTGATATCACAGCATTCGTTGTTGATGATCCTGATGCAGTTTTCTTGATAGATGCAGATGAGGCTTTCACTAGAGCAGATTTGTATAAGAATTATTCTGTTACAAACACAACTGGTGTAACACAAACAGGAATATCAAAAGCACAGCTTGATGTATCAGTATCAGGAACTGCTACTACTTTCGCTATTCAAGCGATAGATATTAGTCAAGATCCAGATAACTCTGATACGGGTTCAGCTAATGCTAATGTTCTTGTTAGAATCAACAATCACTTCTATAGAAGTGGTACAGGTATAGCGTAATAAGGGAGATAAACTATGGCAATATCACGTTCACAACTAGTTAAAGAACTAGAGCCAGGTTTGAATGCTTTATTCGGCCTGGAATACAACAGATACGAAAATCAACATGCGGAGATTTACGTAACTGAAACATCTGACAGAGCTTTCGAAGAAGAAGTAATGTTAAGTGGTTTCGCTTCTGCACCAACTAAACAAGAGGGTGCTGGAGTAGTTTTTGATCAAGCAGGTGAAACTTTCACAGCAAGATACAATCACGAAACAATCGCTTTAGCATTTGCTATTACTGAAGAAGCAATAGAAGATAACCTATATGACAGACTTGCAGCGAGATACACAAGAGCTCTTGCAAGATCAATGTCTAACACGAAGCAAGTTAAAGCTGCAAACGTGCTTAACCAAGCACAATTTACTGCAGTAACTGGTGGAGACGGGAAGCCTTTAATAGCTTCTGATCACCCACTAGCTACAGGTGGTACATTCTCAAATGTACTAGCAGTAGCAGCAGATCTTAACGAAACTTCATTAGAACAGTCATTAATAGATATCGCAGGATTTGTAGACGAAAGAGGTTTAAAAATCGCTGCTCAAGGTAGAAAAATGATAATTCCAAAAGAATTACAATTTACTGCTGAGAGATTGATGAAATCACCTCAAAGAACTGCAACTGCAGATAACGATATCAATGCAATCGCTTCAATGGGTATGGTACCAGAAGGTTATTCAGTTAATAACTTTTTAACTGATACTGACTCATATTACTTATTGACTGACGTGCCTAACGGATTGAAACATTTTGTTAGATCGCCAATCAAAACTGCGATTGAAGGTGACTTCGATACTGGTAATGTAAGATTTAAAGCTAGAGAAAGATACTCTTTTGGATTTTCTGATCCAAGATGTATTTTTGGTAACGGAAACTTACCAACTAGCTAATACTAATTAAATAGTATTAATATTAAGGGGCGGTGTTCACATCGCCCCTTTTTTTATGTATAATAAAAAGACCTAGATTAAATTATTATGTCGACTGGCTAGGCAGACGGTATAGAGACGACATAATGAAAACGGCTATACACATAGGAGGAAATTATGGCTAAAACAACATTTACGGGTCCAGTAAGATCTCTTAACGGGTTTTTAGGTTCGGGTCCTAATATGGCACAAGCAATAACAGGTACTGTATCTGATAGTGCTAGTGATATAAATAAATACCAAGGTAAAGTATTAACAATTACTGATGCTACTAC